TCTTTTGTGATCTAGTTTTGGTAAAATAAAATCTTTCCATGCTTGTAAGTTTTCTTCCGGAGAACCAGAAGATAATTTTGATTTAACATTATTTTTTAAATTAATAACATCTAATGCATTTCTTAATTGAAAGGGATCCGAACTTTGTCTTATAATCCAACCAGGAAGTTTATCTATATTTGCTCCATAGTTATTATATTTACCTCTAACTGTTTCTGAAAAATCTTCTATAACTCTTGCAAGAGTTACAATATCTGCATTTTTTTCTGTAATAGCTCTACCCTCTCCAAGTTCCCAAATAACTTTAGAAATTTTTCTTTCAATTTCCATATCAGCTTTAGCAAACAAATCATCTACACCTGCTTCTCTAAGTTTAGCATTAAAAGATACTACTAAGTTTTTGTAATAAGCATCTTGAGCTGCAGCAACTGAATCTCTTGCACCCATTTTTTCCCAGTTACTACCAACAAGTATAGCAGTTAAACCTTCTTTTGGATTATCTTTAAAACTAGTTAAATTCCATTCAACCCAATCTCTAATTTTTATTTCATCTTCAATAGCATTTAATTTATTTAATTGTTTTTGTATTTTTGTTTTTTCTAAAATTTGTTTAGCAGTAGCAGCATTAAGAGCATCATCTGCTTCTTTTAATTTAGAATCAACTTCTGCTCTTTTAATTTCTTTTAAAATACTTTCTGCATCTGTTTTATCAAAACCAGATCTAGTTAACGCATCTTCTATTCTTACTAAACATTTATCTGCCATAATTATTTACCAATTCTACAGTTGATACCATCTAAGATAGCGTTTTCATAATCATCTGATTTAGCTTTTATATCTTCTAAATCTTTAACACTTGCTCTAGTATCTCTATTAACTCCCAATCCCAATTTATTTTGTTTTTCTATTTTTGCTGTTAGTTCATTTTCTGCAAGTCTTAACTCATCATCTAAGTTTCTAGACTCCAAAGAACTTTGTGCTTTATCTTTTTCATAACCTGCTACTATTTTATCTTCTTCAATGTTTCTAGGTTTTGCTTGAACTCTTGATGTTATTTCTTGTTTTTTATTAGTAACTCTTTCATCAATTAACTTATCTCTATTAGTAAACTCTTCTACTAACTCTTTTTCTTTTTTAAGTAATTGAGATTTTCTTTGTTTTAATTTTCTTAGTTCTGGAGAATATTTAATATTTGACATCTTTCTTCCTGGAGAAAAGAAGTTTTCCAACATATTAATTCTTTTTTGAACTTTATCTAATTCTTTAGCAACTGCTACACTTTCTTCGTTTACTTTTTTTCTAGCTTTTTCTACTACCCTTTCATCTATTTGTGCATTTCTTAATTTAGGATTTAAGTCTGCATATTCTTTTGGATTAACAGGAACTTCTTCTGCTATATCTGCCATAGCTTTAGCTAGTAATAAACTTCTAGTATCATTATCTACTTCTGCAAGTTCTTTCATGATTCTAGAATTTTCTGGATAGTATTCTTTATATAAATTAAATGCCGGATCTTCTTCAGTTTTAGATCCTAAATTTTTTCTAGTTTCTCTTATTCTTTTATTAAATTTTCTACGAGTATTTAAATCTCTTAATTTACCTGCACCTACATGAAGTCCACCACCAAGAATAGTACCAAATGATACTGCCATAAAACTATCCATTAAACCATAATCAGATTGTTCTGCAGCTGCAGCTCCATAAACTACAGGCTCAATAAGAGCAGTACCTGTAAAACCTTCTGCAGCACCTTTAATTAATCTTGCTTTTCTAAAACCATGTTTAGCAACTAAACTTGCAAATCTTACTTGACCAACAACAGGAATAAACATCATAGCAAAGTTAACAGGATCTGCCATACTTGCTACCATTGCAGTACCAAATTTTGCCGTACCTGCAACAATACCTTTTGGTCCACGCTGAATAATACTTTGTCTGTATTTTTCTTCTCGTTTTCTTTCTACTAAAATATCTACAGTAGATTGTTTTTCATCTTGTTCAAAAAAGATTCCGGAGTCTTTATATTTTTTATTTAATTCTTGAAATGGTATTAAGGGTTCGTCAACATCTCTACTTTGTTCTAACTCATACAAACGACTTGCAGATGACCAAAAGTTATATTTCCACGCATCTTTTGCAGTTTCAACTAATACATCTGAAAGATCAGTTTGAAATTGATCAAAGCCTGTTTGCTTTGCGTACTTATTAACTTCTAAACCGAATCCTATATTTGCCATATTGATTAAGGTGTTTGTTCTTCTACTTTATTAGTTTCATAAACTTCCATATCTATTAAAAGATTTGTAGTTGGTAATATATGAGAACCATCGTCAAAATTTATTTTTAACAATTCACCTTTTTTATTTTCTACTAAAGCTAACTCTCCGTTTGGAAAAGGTATAGCAAAAACAATACCAGATCCGTCTGCACTATTAACCCATACTCCATTATTCTTTGCTTGATCTAACATTTCTTCATCTAATTCTTGACCAGTTATATCTTCATTTGTAGATTGAAAAGAAAACATATCAAAATCTTCTAAATGATTTTCTTTAATTGATGCTGCCTTTACTTGAATTAAATTTATTTGACCCTCACTTAAAGTGTCATTGTTATATTTTCTAGGAATAAAATAAGTGTTACCATCACCAAACATAGAACTTTCACCGGCAAATACAAAATTACTTAAAACTTCTGCAGTAGCTGCTTTTACAGCATCATCATAATCAAGTTTAGAGTTAGATGACATAGAGTTAATTGCAACATAAGTAAGTATTTCCTGCATATCATTTAGTTCTTTATTGGCTCTTGTAGTATTCATTTTATTACCAATCATAACTACATCTCTTAATTCTTTCATTTGCTCGGCAACGGCTAACTCGATTGATGGTTTGTCAATATCATTAGTTTTTAAATAATTATCTAATATGGCTTTTTCTTGCTTGGTGTCTATACTCATAACTTTAGTAGCAAATTTTTCATCACCTATATAAGAAACAAGTTTAGCAGTAACAGGTAAACCATTTGCACTCATTTGATTTAGAATTGTACCATACTGATCTCCATACTGTTCTTCTAACCCTATAAGATAACCTATTTTTTGTAATGGTTCTTGGCTCTCATAATCCATTACAAGATTCTTAGCAAATTCTTCTGGTACTACTTTAATAAGTGATGAATCAATATTCATATCTTTTTGTGCTTGAACAACAGAATTTACATATTTTTGAAATAATTTATTTTTACCATCACCTTCTGGTTCATTTTGATAATCTTCAAATAATTGTTTAACATCTGAGTTGTATTTAATAATTAATGATGCAGCATCACTTTCAATAAGTTTATTTTTTTCAATTAAAAAGTTTCTTGCTTTTTGTTTGTACTCAAGATCTTGAGCATAGTTACCAGAACTTAGATTCCAAGAATCTAATATTGCTTCTTCTTCACCTTCTTTAGAATTAAATATTTGATCTTTAACTACAGATAATTTTACTGTGTTACCTTCTGTTTGTTTAAATTCTTGGTATCCTTGTACACCAAATATTTCTTTAATAGCTGTTTCATTTATATCTAACTTGTCTCCATTTTCTAAAGCTGCTATGTAATTAACCATATCTTTTTGTAAGATTGGAACTGCTTCCTGTCTAACACTTTTTAATAAAGCCTCTCTTGTATCTAGATTTAAATTTTCATATTGACCCGTACTTAGTTTTGCATAAGTACCAACAGGATCATCTACTGAATCTTTCTTAGCTTTAAAATAATCTATTCTATTTGGAATACCTGCAACTTTTGTTTCGTACTCAACAATGCTAATCATTCCATCATTTAAATCATCTTGATATATTTTAGTTAAGTCTTTATTAAGCGTAGATAAGGCTAAGGAATTATCTCCATCTGCAGGATATAAAGCATCAGTTATAATTCTTTCTTCTTTAGCTGTTGATACTAATGCTCTTGAATTAAGTAAATTTTTATGAACAATATTATCTACTGCGTAAATTTTCTTTTGCTCTTCCATTAAATAATTATTTGCAAATATTGTTTTTACATTTGAATTAGATGCTCTTGATTCAAACTTAGTTCTAAGTAGTTTACTTTTTTCAGTTAAAAATTTATTTGCTTTATCACTATCTTTAAAATTAGATGCTTCTTGAACATAACTGTTTAATTCAACTATCGCTTCGTTTTCTAACTCTAATGCTTCAGTTCTATTTTCTGCATTCTTTTCTTTAATTTTATATTCAGTTAATTTTTTAGTAACAGGAGCCAATGCACTAGCAAGGTTTTGATTTAAACCCATTTGAATATTTGTTTGAGCAGAACCTGTAGCAGTTGTCATTTCTCCTTTAGCTGTAAATGTAGGAAGTTTAGGCATTATACTGTAGTTCCTTTAGTCATCGTTAATAGAGACATACCTGTTTGACTTGCTGTTTGTATTTGAGCAAGTTTAGCAGATTGTTGTGCCATATCACCTTTTATTCTAGCAAATTTTGCTTCTTCCATTTTTGTAGCAATATTCATTTTAGAATTATATTTCATTAAATTTTCTTGTAAGATTTTTTCTCTTTCATTTGATCTAGCAATTCTTAATGCTGAACCACTATAAACAACACCAGACTTTGCATTCTGAACTACAGTTGTTCCTCTTAATTTTACAAACTCTTTATCAAATTGTTTTAAATCAAACTCTGTTTTTTTTTCTATAGCTTCGGCTTGTTTTTCTAAAACTTCAGCATTTCTATTATTAACAGATTGATTAAAGTCTCCAATAGCACCTTGAGATTTGTATTGAGCAACACCCATTGCTCCAACAATAGCCGTTTGAATACCCATTAAAATAACCTCGCATACATATATTGATCAGAACCATCAAAACCAAATTTTCTCATTAAACCTTCTTCTTGTAAACCTAACCACTTAGCAAATTTTAAACCAGTTGTATAGTTTGCTCTTATAGCAGTTTGAACTCTTTTTATATTATTTTCTTTAGCAGTTTTTGCGAAACCTTTTTTTATTTCTCTAGCAACTAATAAAGGGTGGCTCAAAGATTCTTTGGTAGCTAACACCCAACCTTCTGCTACACCATTCCAAACAATTTTCATACCTGCAGCAAAGATAGGTATCTCATTTACCATACCTGTAAATGCTAATTTATCTTGTACTAAGTTGTTTGCGTTACCCTCAAATTCCATATCTTTATCCATCAATGCGTGGTTCATTTGTTGACTCATAATGTATATACCATGTTTACCTTCATATGGTACTATATCTAGTATTTTATCCATCATTAGTAATAAGTCTAGGGTATAGCGACAAAACAGTTAATGGTAATGGTTGATTTTGTCTAACAAATATAAAACCATCTGTCTCGTAGTTACCTCTAAACTCTATCTCCTTATCTCCTGTAAATACATTAATACCACTATTCATTGCATTAGATGAAGATCTAAATGGTATTCGTTCCATGTTGTTTAGATCTGGACCAATCTCAATACCAATACTTTCATAAAGTCTAGCAGTAATTTCATAAATTCTTTTTGTTTTACTTTGTGATGTACCATTGTTTGCACCGGCATCTATTCTCATTGTTTGTAATAATGAAACATAAGGTAATCCAACTTTAACTTTAGTTGAAGATCTCTCTAAAGTAATTGCACCACTTGATACAACTTTATTTGGATGAGTAGATCCATTTGCTAATACTGAAACTGTTTGACCCTCTAAATGATCTAGACCACTAATAGTAGTTGTTGCAGATCCATCGTAAGCTAATTGTGAATCTAAATAATTAAATGAAGTATCATCTGTAGTATCAAATTTTAAATTATGTAAATATTCTACATATCTTTTTGTTGCACCATTAATTGTTCTTTTAACAATAATCCAAACCTGGTATTCAGAATCGTCTGTTGGTAATACTTCAACACTTTCAACTACGGCATTTCCGGACCCAAAAGATCCACCAATAATATGTCTATGCCAGGCAGTAACTTGTTGTTCTCTTTGATAGGTAAATCCTAAAAGTTGACCATCAGTTCTAACACACCAGATAATACTATTAGGCTCTTCTTGATATGCCATTTGTGTAATACCAGACTCAGTAATATGCTCTGCAAGAATAGTTAAATCTGGAGCAGTATAACCATCAACATCAAAGTTATAAGCTAGTTCTCTAATTTTTCTTTTTGCTCTTTGTAAAAATAAAGTTGCGTTACCAAGAGATATACCATCTACATTAGCTGCACCATGATTAGATTGTTTATTAATTAAAATATTTGTTGGTGTAATAGCTTCACCGGTTCCACCACCATCTGCAGCAAACTCACCACCTGCCGTACCAATAATTAATGTTCTGGTTGCAGTTAAAAATCTAATTGCGTTAACTTGGTTAGAAGCAATAGTATAAACAATAGCATCATCATCAGCTACAGTTCCATGATAGTTATCATCAAAATTTTCATAGTCTGCTGATTTAGAAAAAAATATTGCTTGTGGTTGAGCAATCGTTGCAGCAAATACTAATCTTTGTTCAAAAAAAGTTACGCAAGAAGGATAACCACTAGTGTCAGAAAAAGATCCTAATGCAAAATCTGTAGTAGATCCTGTTTCATTTAAATCTTTAATCACAACTCCAACTACAACTGTAGTAGATGTAACACTTGTTATTTTAATATGACCATCTGTAATATGAAGTAGTCTACCAACATCTGTAGATAAAAAACCTTGATTAGCATTAACACCTGTTGTTGAAGAAAATGTAACTGTAGATGTTTGACCAACACTTTTGTGAGATGGGGTTGCTGTAGTTGTTTCAATATTGTGATCCATGAATGGACCATTTATTATAACATCATCAACTAATGACCAGGAAGTATGACCAGATCTAGTTAGTTTTCTAGGATGATGATTTGGATGACAAATATACATTGTGTCAGCAGATTGTGCAAACTTAATATCAAATAACTCTGCTTCTAAATAAGGCGAACTAATTTCATAAGCTGAACCACCAGATAATATTTGACCACTATCTTTATAAAATCTTATATACTGATCACCAAACTCTAAAATGTAAGTTTGTATTGTTGAAAACTCAAAAGAAATTAATCTAGTTTTTTTTGAACTATCTTTTACTTCTGATACAAATTGTGAACCAGATCTTCTTGATGCCGATCCATGTGGATAGACAATCATGTTTTCTAAAGTCTTACATCCAGAATTATATTTTGATAAATCATTTCTTCCATCTAATCTTGGAGATAACTCTCCACCTGTAAAGTTTGTTATTTCAACGGCAACTCTACCCATGATTTAGTACCTTGAGTTTATAAATGAACTTGCACCAATATTATCTGCTTGACCATTGTCCGGGTTATTATTTTGACCCTCAGTAGCATCTACAAATCTAGCTTCTCTTAATTTATCTTGAAATAAAGCAATCATATTAGAAGCAACAGGATTTGATGAAGTAATTGCGTAAGCAATATCTGACGCTAAACCTGCTGAAATAGTTTCTCTTAATAACTCATCGTATTGATTTGGATCTGTTATTCTTGCTACATATTGTATCTTAACTGTTCCATGATTTGCTAAAATTTTTCTACCTTCAATTTTATAATCATAATCATAATTTAAAATCGTTACTACTCTCAAACAATCTGCAGGTAAAGTAAACTGATAACTAAAACCCCATGATGGAGTTTCTGTATCTTTTGCAAGTTCAACTCTCTTCATTAAACAATTCCAAAGATGAGATCTAAAAATACTATCTCTTATTTGAGTGTACCTTGCGTTACAAAGTCTTGCGTTCTTTGAATCTTCTGTAAGCGTAAGTATAGTTGATGCACCAAGTTGATTTAATGCTCCATTACAAATGTCGACTTCTGATGCCATATTACTTCCTTATTATATATTTGCGTCTTATTTGTCTATCTTTTTCTAAAGCAAATATTTCTTCTGTTGTCTTATATTGTTTTGTGTCAAAACCATAATGATTTTTACCATCATTTTTAAATCTATCTACCAATACATATCTATAGATATGATCTCCTTTCTTAAAATGTAATACTGTTTTTAATTCTTTTATTTGTTTTGTCATGCACTCTAGGGGGTTTCCACTCTCGCTTCCACCCCCTAAAATTTATTTACTATGCTTCGTGAGCAAGTATTTCTACAACTTTAGCTTCTTCCATTCTAGTTGCACCGAATGCA